CTCTAGTGTCGTGAACGTGGTTTTCCAACTATTCGGGGTTATTGCCATGCGTACCCCAAAAATCTGTAAAGTCTTTTCTAAAAGTGATCCGCCAGGCTGGGTAGTCTTGACTGTAATTGGATCAAAAAAGTCCAAGTCTAAAGCTGCCAATATGCCTGAGTTGTAGTTATCGGTATATAGATCTAGGACTATGGCATCTACACGTATTGAGGTTTCTTGCCTAGAAGCCACATAAGCCTGGGCATAATCTAGGGCTACGGCATCTGATTCCATAAGTAGGTTATCTAAAAAGTAACTATGTAAAAAGTATTTATCTATGCTGGCTTGATTTAGGGCTACCTGTGGGCTGCCACCAGCTCTAGTAATTGTGGCTTTGTTAAAGACTAATACGTCATTTAATACCCAGGTAGCATCAAAATAATCTATGCCTGAGCCATCATCTGCAAAGACTGTGGGTGTGCCACCAATAGATCCAGCGGTAACGCCTCTGTCTTGAAATACAAAATTATTATCGGCGTCCACATAAATAGCGCCATACTCTGATTCTGACACTGTAAACAAAGCTTGCAATGCTGTGCGGTTTGTCCCTGGATCTGCTTGCAATGTAGTAAGACCTGCATCAATATCACGCTGTGATGCTGGCCAATCAATTTCATCTAATATTTTATTAACTCTAGTACCAGATAATTGCCCTGCCGTAGCGCCAGTAACTGTGGATATTTGTGCTAATTGGGCTAATCTAAAAGCATCTACAGCTTGAATAGTAGTCATGGCTAAATCTGCTTCTGATTCATCTGGGTAGGTTGTAACATAACTTGTAATAAATCCCGAGAATATAGGATAAGTTACCGATCCATAAGTAGCAGTTATCTGTACTTTCTTCATAGGTGTTAATAAATTGTAATAAGGCCCTGATACATTTTGTGGATTAAAATCACCATTCTGATCTACTATACGTAAAGTCATTGAACCAGTCTGAAATTGATCACTAAGTGCAGTACGGCCTCTGTTGGTTTCGATACGATTAACTCTATTAGATACATCAACGATTACAGCTGTGGCATCTCCTAAAATGTTTACATCTAGTTTGCCTTCATCTAAAATAAGTGTTTGAGCAAAACTAGGGCCAGTGCTAAAGTTTATTACAGCATTTATTACTGGTATTGTCATACAATAAATCCAGCTGGTACTGTGCTATATCCAGATCTGTTTGCTATTTGAATACTTTCGGCAATAGCCTGGCTTAACCTATCGCTATTAGCATCTACTGTAACTCGGATTTCTGTAGGTACTTGGCTAGAAGTTTGTTGAGCTACAAACTCCCCAATGCGAGCGTTTAATTCTCTGGTAGATTCTAAACCTAAGTTATATTCAAAAGCTTTAATCTGCTCATTTTTTGCCCTAACCTCTGCTAGCGCATAATCGTATGTAGCTCCACCGCCACCATTTGTATCCATTGTGCCGCCAAGCTTCATAATCATTGCGGCAATTCTGGCGTTAAGAGATCTAATAGATTCTAAAGCCTGGTCAAAGGTAGTTACTTGGCCTTCAATAAACTTATTGATCTTATCGGTCATTGACCTAATAGCTTCTAATGCTATATTAAAGTTTTTAGCGAATTGTGCGGCAGCTTCGGCAGCATCAAGTTCTGCGTTTGCTTTCTTAGCCAACGCTTCATCATTTTTTGCAATAGCAATTAGACCATCAATTCTTGCCTTAACTTCATCTGTAGTGGCTTCATTACGTGCTTTTTGTAAACCAATTAACTCTAAATCAAACTTTTCTTTTAACTTGTCTAATTCTGTTTTTTTCTTTAAGACTTCGTATTCTTCTTTGCGCTTACCTGTAGATAAAGAAATAATCCTAGCTTCTAAACGTCTATTTAGAATACGTGCTTTTGCCAGGGTAGAGCTTTCTTCTGGGCTTAATTTTCTAGCACTTGTAGCAGCGCCAAGCACGGCACTTCCGCCAACAATAGTAAATGCAGCAGCTACAGCCTTAGGGCTTTTACTGGCAATGGCTATGGCTATCAAACCAGCCTTAAATGTAGGGTTACTTACTAAGTCAGTAAAGCCTTTAGTTAATTTGGCTATTTCTCTAATTGCATAAGCTATGTTATCGCCTAGATTTTCAAAATCTGTAGCAAGGTTGGATACTGATTGATCTTTACTTAATATAGTTAAAGCATCAACTAATCCTCTACCAATAGACTTAGTAGCTTCGTCTGCGCCTTTTTTAAGCACATCCATTTTGCCTGTATAGGTATCTAATCTAGCGGCGGCTTGTCCCTTAAATCTTTCTTCAAGTGCAAGCATAATTTTATTCATGTCGCCAGTTTTAATTATGTTTGCATCTATACCTGTGTTTAATCCATCTATTGCTTTAGTTTTTCCTCTAATACCTGCCGCTAAAGCATTAACTACTGTGTCTAAACTTTCACCAGTGCCGGCACTTATGTTTAATGCAGCTTCTAAAGTTCTTTGTGATAAGCCTACAGATTTTGTTAGGTTAAGAAATGTTTGAAATGGCTTGCGTAGATCAGTTAATATAGCATAAGTTTTTTCTAAAGATTGTATATAGTTTTCTACTTCTCTTACTCTAAATGCATTGCCAGTATTCTCTAACTGCAACTGCAATGACTTAGCTGCGGCCTCATCCTCGGCAAATACTCTAACTGCCTTTTTGCCAAATGCCACTAATGCTGCGCCACTAAATGCAACGCCAAAGGTACGTGCAAAACTTTTAACACGCTTTTCAAATACGTTTACATCTTGCTGGGCTTTTTTAAGCGCCTTACCATTCCAGGTTGCGAGGGCGGATACAACTACATTGGCCACTATGCCACCTTCTTTAATTCTGTTTTGTCATTAAAATAATCAGCGCCTGCTTTTACTGCATCTACAATAGCTTCATAGATTCTAGGACTATCTTTTGCCCAAGCCTTGTAGATTAAGCGGCCTTGTCCTTTTTTGCCAGCGCTTCTAACATCTTTAATCTTTGGCTGTTTAGTAAGTTCAGGTAGATCAGTTACGAATTGATAACCTGCAAATGGGTTATTAGAGTTGTAAGCACTTTTCGCTCTGCTTTTACGTCTAGCTGTGCCAGCTTGTTTATATGCCATTGTGCCGCCACCTTCATTTACAGATGTGAATGGCGCTCTACCTTGTGGGTTTAATCGACCTGCGGTTTCATAAATACGGCCAGCTGCGCTAACGTTGTAAACGTAATTCTCAACTTGAAAACCATTTTTGAATCTTCTGTTTTGACCTTCTTTGTAACCTATGCCGCCCTTAACTGTATTAGCATCATATTTTGGAAATGGTCGATAATCTATATTTGAGGATATTGGTTTAGACCAGCCAGACAACACTTCTGCATTGCTTGGCACATAGCCTTTAGCAGTAGCTTCTACCTGGCGCATTAATGGAGTAATGGCAGTTTTAATGCGAGCATAAAGATCTTCGTCGATAAAGCTAAGGCCTTTCATAACCTCTTTAACGCCTACGACCTCGGCTGGCATTTTTACTCTCCTTAGCTCTATCAGTCAATACTTGAATAATTGCCCGATACATTTCCGAGTCCATGTTAATAAACTCGCTAGGCGGTATTCCAGTTTCTACGGAAATCTGAGCAATGCCGTAAAGGATAGAATCCCGCTGTGTTATTTTTTTTCTTCGTCTAATACCTCGACAGTTTCTAGGCTGTCAATAAACTCTGCATTAAATAAAGGTACTTGTGCGCCAGACCTGCGCAAGCACTCCCAAGCTAACCAATAAATATGAGTTTGCTGTTCATGCTCACGCAGCATCTTGCTAATACCTGCGCCATACTTCAATTCGAAAGCGTACTCGACACCTGGTGTTATCTTGTGTTCTGTGACTTCACCAGTAGCCCTTGTAATCTTTAGCTTTGCCATTGTTACTCCTTAATTAGAACGCCACTGATGGCGATACTGTGATTGCAGAGTTTACAGTAAATGTAATGCTAGATGTAGCAATTTCGGCTACTCCAGCTGATCCGATTGGTGTTAGGTTATTTACCAGGATTGAGAATTGGTAAGTAGGGTTAGCAGCTGATACGGCTGTGCCCTTAACTGTAATAACTGATACAGATAAAGTCTTGCCAAATGCATCATTTAGTGTCTGGCTAACCTCAGATGAGGCCCAGTCATTCATGAAATCGATTGTAAATGTGCCTGATTGTAGACCTGCTACGTAGCGGTGAGCGGTGTCACCCATAGCGGTAATTTCTAACTCATCTACGATTTGATTGATAACGGCGCTTGATACCAAGTCGCTAATATCGATTGAAGGTGTAGTAGGCGCTGCGTTGGTAGCCAACTTAACGCCGACGTTGTTATTTAAGTATATTGCCATTGTTACTCCTCGTCATTCTTGTTGGTTGCTGCTTTGCCTTTTGGTTCTTCCTTTATTTGGCCTGTCTTGATTAAGAAGGCTAAATCATCTTCTCTGCTCATTTTAACTCCAGCTCGTTAGGATTGATACTGTTATTTCTGATGTTAGTAAATCTCCACTCGCCGCACTTGTTATAGCTGGAGCGGAAACGCTTGTAATATTCATAACTAAAGATGATGCTGCTAGTTTAGTTACTACTGCCACTATAAAATCTTCCATACCTTTTAGGTTGCCTTGATTATCAAATGCTGGTACTGCCATCAATATTCTAAAATTAGCCAGTGGCGATATTGTTATTCTCTTCCTCCTCTTC